ATACCGCCCGCCACACCATATTTGTATTTTCTAGGATTGTTCGTATACTCCGCGCAATGCCTGTTGTTGCGACACCAGAACTGGGTATTCCTTTTCCTTTCGACACGACGCCGGAAGAGCTACACAACTTCCGTGCAAAAGCCGAAGCGATGTTGAATACGATTGAGGAGTTGGAGCGCAACGGGTTAGAGGTTGAGGTTACGGATGGCGACCGGCTGGAGTCCCATCAGATGTTGGCGGAAGAAAATATCCCCGCACCCAAGAATCTCACCCCGGCATCCGTCAAACATCTAAACGCCATCATCTCGGAATATGACCGGGAGGTACTGGATGTCCACCGCAGGTTGCGTAACTACGTCACCAATAAGCTGGTGATCGACTCGACAGATGCGGACCCCAAGACCCGTCTCAAAGCACTGGAATTACTGGGCAAGATTGGTGGGGTTGGACTCTTCTCAGACCGTATTGACGTGACTGTGACTCATCGCACGGTTAAAGATATTGAGACAGAACTACGTAAAACGCTGGAATTGTACGAAGGTGAGTACACCGACGTTACCGAATCCAAGCCGGTAAGCTTTGCTGAGATTGATCTTGATGCAGAACTAGGTACCGGAAGTGGATCCGAAGCTGCTGCTTGATCTGGAAGCGAAGCTTCCGACTATGCCCCCTGAGCTACAGCAGAAGGTGGGGCAGTTACTCGCTGAAGCGAGAAAGGTCGGGACGCAAGAAAAAGCCAAAAACGACTTCATGGCCTACGTTAAATACGTGTGGCCTAACTTCATTAATGGTCGGCACCACGAGAAAATGGCGCAGGCTTTTGAACGGGTGGCAGAAGGCAAAACAAAACGCCTGATTATTAATATGCCACCTCGTCATACGAAGTCAGAGTTTGCTTCGTACCTATTACCAAGCTGGTTTTTAGGCAGATTCCCCGACAAAAAGATCATTCAGACATCCCATACCGCAGAACTTGCGGTGGGATTTGGCCGAAAGGTACGTAACCTTGTCGATTCTGACCGCTATAAAGACATATTCCCGCAAGTTGCACTACAGGCTGACTCTAAAGCTGCTGGCCGGTGGGCCACTAACTATGCAGGAGAGTATTTTGCGATTGGTATTGGTGGCGCGGTTACGGGTAAAGGCGCGGATCTCCTCATTATTGACGACCCTCACTCGGAACAAGAAGCCACATTAGCCGAAACTAACTCCGATATTTACGACAAAACCTACGAATGGTACACGTCGGGACCCCGGCAGCGTCTGCAACCGGGCGGAGCCATCGTCATAGTCATGACGAGATGGAGTAAGAAGGACTTAACGGGCCAAGTTTTGAAGGCTGCGGCCCAGCGCAGCGGCGAAGAGTGGGAAGTCATCGAATTTCCGGCAATTTTGCCCTCTGGAAACGCACTTTGGCCCCAGTTTTGGAAGATTGAGGAGCTTGAAGCCCTCCGTCAGGAGCTTCCGAACGGCAAATGGATGGCTCAGTACCAGCAAGAGCCTACTTCTGACGTATCAGCCATCATTAAACGTGAATGGTGGAAGGTTTGGGAGAAGGATAATCCCCCATTTTGCAGTTATACGATCCAATCTTGGGATACTGCGTTCCTAAAGTCGCAGCGTGCTGACTATTCAGCCTGTACTACGTGGGGAATCTTCGAACACCCGGACGATACGGGTAGATTGCAGTCGAATATCATCCTTTTGAACGCCTTCAAGGATCGAATGGAGTTCCCAGAACTCAAAGAACGGGCGTTTGAGGAATATAAATACTGGAATCCAGACAGTTTGATTGTCGAAGCCAAGGCAGCCGGTAGTCCTCTGATATTTGAGCTACGTGCTATGGGTATTCCGGTGCAGGAGTTCACTCCGAGCAAGGGAAACGACAAGATTGCCCGTCTTAATGCGGTGGCAGACATATTTGCATCGGGTCGAGTGTGGGTACCGAACACTCACTGGGCCGAAGAGTTGGTTGAGGAAGTGGCAAGTTTCCCCTCTGGCGAACACGATGACTTGGTAGACTCCATGACTCAAGCCCTGCTACGGTACAGACAGGGTGGGTTTTTGCGTTTGGCTAGCGATGAGCCGGAACCTACGCGGTACTTTAAACGTAGAAGCGAAGGCTATTACTAGGAGAATTTAGATGGCCGTCGATAAAAGTTTTATGCAGGCTCCGTTGGGTCTTGAAGCTCTCGCTGCTGAAGAAGCGCCGATTGAGATCATGATTGAGGACCCGGAGAGTGTATCCATCGGTATGGATGGAGTGATGCTTGAGATTGGGAAGTCGGAGCCTCGTGCAGAAGACTTTGACGCCAACCTCGCAGAGTTCATGAGTGAGAATGAACTCCAACTCCTCGCATCAGAACTGATTGGTAACTACGAGCAGGACCTTGCCTCACGTAAGGACTGGTTAGATACCTACGTCAAAGGTTTGAAGATTCTTGGCATTCGCTATGAAGAGCGAACTGAGCCGTGGCCGGGTGCGTGTGGCGTATTCCACCCCTTGCTCATGGAGAGCGCGGTCAAGTTCCAATCTGAAACGATTATGGAGACCTTCCCGGCGATGGGTCCGGTCAAGGCCAAGATAATCGGCAAGGAAACTCCAGAGAAACGTGACTCGGCGGTGCGTGTCGCTGATGACATGAACTACCAGTTGACCGAGGTCATGAAGGAGTATCGGCCCGAGCATGAGCGACTCCTGCTCTCATTGGCGCTCGCGGGTAATGCGTTTAAGAAGGTGTACTTTGACCCGTCGCTGGATCGTCAGACTGCCATTTATATCCCAGCCGAAGACATCATCGTGCCGTATGGCGCGGCTAACTTAGAGACGGCTGACCGTGTTACGCACCGGATGCGTAAGACAAAGAATGAACTGAAGAAGCTTCAGTATGCAGGGTTCTACCGAGACATTGATCTTGGTGAGCCGATGCGGGTGATGGACGAGGTTGAGAAGCAGAAGGCAGAGGACCAAGGGTTCTCGGCCAGCATGGACGACCGGTTCCAGTTGCTTGAGATGCACGTCAACATTGACCTGCCGGGATACCCGGACGTTGACAAAGACAATCATGAGACTGGGATAGCTCTTCCATACGTAGTAACCGTCGAGAAAGGCACCGGTACCGTTCTCGCTATCCGACGTAACTGGAGGGAAGATGACAAGCTCAAGGCGCGGCGACAGCACTTCGTCCACTACGGATACATACCGGGATTTGGATTTTACTACTTCGGTCTCATCCACCTCATCGGGGGGCACAGTAAGGCTGCCACCTCGCTCCTTCGTCAACTCATTGACGCCGGAACCCTCTCTAACCTACCGGGAGGTCTCAAATCTCGCGGACTCAGGATTAAGGGAGACGATACTCCCATTGCTCCGGGCGAGTTCCGAGACGTAGATATTCCGTCAGGCGCGATCCGCGACAACATTCTGCCGCTGCCGTACAAGGAGCCGAGTCAGACTCTGGCTTCGTTGATGGATCGTGTGGTCGAGGAAGGCCGTCGTTTTGCTGCGGTATCGGACCTCAAGATTTCGGATATGTCCTCGCAGGCTCCGGTCGGTACGACGCTTGCCGTGTTGGAGCGCGTGCTCAAGGTAATGACTGCGGTGCAGGCACGGGTGTATTACGCGATGAAGCAGGAGTTCAAGCTCCTCGCCGCCATCATCCGAGACAACACACCGGGCGAATATAGCTACGAGCCAGAAGTCGGTGATCGCAAGGCAAAGAAGGAAGACTACGATGATATCGATGTCATCCCGGTCAGCGATCCGAATGCGTCAACGATGTCGCAGAAGGTTGTGCAGTACCAAGCGGTACTCCAGCTTTCTCAGACCGCACCGCAACTCTATGACTTGCCATATCTACACCGGCAGATGATCGAGACATTGGGTGTGAAGAATGCGGATCGCATCGTGCCGTTGCCGCAGGATGCCAAACCACGCGACCCGATTACCGAGAACATGGATGTGATGACGGGCAAACCTGTCAAAGCGTTTATGTATCAGGATCACGAGGCCCACATCGCTGTGCATACAGCGTTGGGTCAAGACCCGAAGATGGCGCAGATCATTGGGCAGAACCCGATGGCTCAGCAGATTACGGCGGCTCTGCAAGCTCACATCATGGAGCACGTAGCCTTCCAATACCGCCGCGAGATCGAGAAGCAGCTTGGCGCAGCCTTGCCACCGCTTCCGCAAGACGACCGAGAAGAGTACGACCTGCCGCCTGAGTTTGAGGCGCAGTTGTCGCAGTTGGCAGCAGCCGCTGCCGCACGAGTTCTTCAGAAGGATCAGGCCGAGGTGCAGCAGCAACAGGCCCAGCAGCAGGCTCAAGACCCGCTGGTACAGATGCAGATGATGGACTTGCAGATCAAGCAGCTTCAGGCGCAGACCAAAGCACAGCAAATGCAGATGGATGCTCAGGTCCAGCAGGCCGAGGTTCAGCGCAAACAGCAAAAAGACATCATGGACGCGGCTGCAAAAGCAGACGAGTTGGAGCTTCGCAAAGCCGAAATCTCTGGCCGTCAGCAGCTTGAAGCAGCGCGACTGGGTGTGGACATTCAAAAGGACAAGGCTGCACTTTCTGCCAAACAGCAGATGGAAGGAGTGCGCTTAGGACTCGAAATCGGCAAAGCACAAGATGCCGCAGACTTGCAGCGACAAGCTGCACAGCAAAAACCGGAGAAACCGCAGGAGGAATAAATGTCTTATTCAAACGCTCTGGAGTATTTGGAATCAAAAATCCAAGAGGAGCGCATGACAATAGTTGCAACCGTCACTACAGGATCGCTGAGTGAGGGTGAATACAAAAGGCTATGTGGGGCGTTACAGGGTCTCGACCTCGCTGTTAGCTACATCAAAGACCTTGCAAAGAGGATGGAAGACGAATGAGTAATATTGACGTTGAGAAGACACAGCAGGAAGCCGAGAAAGCCAAACTGCTGCCAGAACCCCGAGGCTATCGAATTCTGTGTGCAGTTCCGCACGTAGAAGAGGAGTTTGACGGGGGCATCATCAAAGCAGACGACACCAAACGAGTCGAGGAGCAGACCACTGTGGTCCTGTTTGTCGTCAAACTGGGTGATCTTTGCTACAAGGACGAGGTTCGGTTCCCCACTGGGCCGTGGTGTAAGGAAGGCGATTTTGTCCTCACCCGTCCGTACACAGGGACTCGCGTGGTCATCCACGGTCGAGAGTTCCGCATCATCAACGACGACAACGTGGAAGCGGTGGTTCAAGACCCCCGTGGAATCCGTCGCGCATAAGGAGTAATTAATGGCTAATGAAGAATACAAGTTTCCTGACGAGGTAGAGCAGGAAGCACCGGCTGAGAAAGCCGAAAAGGAGCCTGAATTTGAGGTTCAGGTCGAAGACGACACCCCGCCAGAAGACCGGGGCCGTGTCCCGCTACCCAAAGAGGTAGTCAACGAGCTTGAGAACGATGACCTTGAGGAGTATTCCGATAAGGTCAAGAAGCGTCTCTCCCAGATGAAAAAGGTCTGGCACGACGAGCGCCGCGAGAAAGAGCGTGCGTACCGTGAGCGTGAGGAAGCCCTACGGTTTGCTCAGTTGCGGGAACAAGAGATTCGTCAGCTAAAGCAACGCCTTGGTAATGGCGAGAAAGCCTACATCCATGAGGTTACTAAAGCCGCTAATAATGACTTGGCTACGGCCAAGGAGCGTTTGCGGCAGGCTTATGAGTCAGGGGATGCCGAAAAAATTACGGATGCCCAAGAAGCCCTGACGGAAGCTAAGCTAAAGATTAAACAGTACGAAAACTTCCGACCCTCTTTACAAGACGAAGAATCGGGAGTACAACAAACCCAACAGTACCAAGTGCCCCCGGCACCCCAACCCGCCGTCGATCCAAAAGCCGAGGCGTGGAAGGATAAAAATCCGTGGTTTGGCACCGACGAGGAGATGACCGCCCTCGCTTTGGGACTGCACGAAAAACTGGTCCGGTCTGGAGTCGATCCGCGTAGCGACGATTATTACGACCGAGTTAACGCGACCATGAGGAAGCGATTCCCCGATTATTTCGAGGAGGAGCCGACTCAAACGAAGCAGGAAGAAAAGCCTGCTCGCACAAAACCAGCCAATGTGGTTGCACCCGTCACGCGGTCATCCGCGCCACGTCAGGTTCGTCTGACGCCGACTCAGGTAGCCCTAGCCAAAAAGCTGGGACTGAGTAATGAGCAGTATGCCCGTGAACTGATGAAATTGGAGGCTAACTAAAATGGCTGAGAACAGACTCGCACGTGAACTCGAAAGTCGAGAATCCGCGCAGCGCACAAAAACTTGGACCCCACCTCAGACGCTACCGGCCCCAAATCCGCAGCCGGGTTGGGTCTTTCGATATATCCGGACTAGTATCATGGGTACTGCTGACCCATCGAATACCTCCGCAAAGTTTCGTGAAGGTTGGGAGCCTGTAAAGGCCGAAGATCATCCGGAACTGATGCACCATGCTGATCCGACTTCCAAATTTAAAGGAAACATCGAGATTGGCGGCCTGTTGTTGTGTAAGGCACCGGAAGAGCTAATG